TAACCACTTGCTTTTTCGTTTTTAGAAACAAGTGTGTATTCGCACAACATAGCTTTTTTCTCTGCATCACCAGATTTTGCTAAGTCAACCAGTTGGAAGTCTCTAAGGAAAGCTACTCCCCACATATCAGGTTGTATAACATAAGCTGATCTGCTTCTTGAGAATCTGTTAGGTACAACAGTTAATGCTCCGAAATCACTTTCGTAGATGTCCACTGCTGCTACTAATCTTTTATTCTCAGCTGGGTCAAATCTAGTTGATCCACCAGTAAAGCCAGATAGGATTTGTTTGTTAAATGAACCAAGCATAACCATACTTGGATCTCCACCCTCATCCCAACATTTTTTTACAACGTCTTTAAGTTGAGATTCAGTGAAAGCTCTTTGCGTTCCATCAGTTCTAGCATTAGAACCAGAAGTTGTAGGATCTGCACCAGAACCACCACCTTTTGAAGTGTTAGTTTTGATCCAACACTCAATACCACCTAATCTTCTAGGTGTAGTGTCGTTTCCTGTTACAGGAGCTTGGTTAGCTGTTAATGAAGTTTCCATATCTCTTTTTAACTCTTTAGAGTTTTTAGAGATTTGGTAAGCTAGTTCATTATTTCTACCAGCTAGATTAACTGCATCTTGAGTACCAGATACGATAACAGATTTTCTTGAAATTTGAGTTCTGTTATTTAATCTTACTGTAGCAGTAGGTGCTGTAAATGCGATTTCATCACCCTCTATTTGGTAGTTGTCTGCTGCTGCTGCTGCAAGAGCATCAGTTTGCCATTCATGAAGAACAGCAGTTGCTTTTTCTTTACCTATAGAACTCATAAATGGGGTATCCGTTGGACTGATCGAATAAATTATGTCCGATAAATCTTCCCTTTGACCCACACTATCATAAGTCGAATAAGTATTCGTTACTTGTGCCATAGTTGTTTCCTTATGTTAAGTTGTTATTTACTAATCATATCTAAAAAAACATTCTGAGCATCTTTCATGCTACCTGATTTTTTTAGACGACTTAACTTTTCTTTTCTGGCTTTTTGATTTATTTCAGTTTTGCCTTGCTTGACACCTGATGAAAGAACTTTGCCTGGTTTAGAAATTTTTTTTGCTAAATTCGGTTTTGAATTTTGTAAATTTCTATACTTCATAGCATCATTCACCAACATAACAATTCTATGATCGTACACTTGAGCAACTTCTTGGTCGTTAAAACCATAATTGTTCAATGTACTTTTCATATTAGCTTTTAAACTTGAGGCTTTTACAGGATCAGAAAATTCTGGCATCTTAGATACCAATTTTTTCTGTTGGTCTTGCAAAAATGTTTCAAATTGTTGCTTTTGTTCTGCTTGAGCTTTTTGCATAGATTGATTTAGAGCTTCTTGCTTTTTTTTCAATCGTCTTTCAACTCTTGCAGCTTCTGTTGGATCTTCGTCATACAGCTTATCTAAATCAGCAGAATTAATTTCTGCGTTTAGGTCTTGCTGTGCAATTGACAAACTTTGATTTAACTCATTTAGCTTTTGAGAATAGTCTTGTCTTTGCTTTTCAGATTCAGATTGAAATTGCTTTCTTTCATAAGAAAGTTCTTCAGTCTTTCGTCTGTAATCAGCATCTCTTGAATAGCCATTTCTCAACTCATCAAGGGTAACTTCAAATTCTTGACCAGCAACTTTTACCTTGTAGGTGGAATCTTGTTTCTCTTGAGTATCAATTTGTTCTTCGTCTTGAGATACATCTTGCTCTGAAACTTCTTCTTCTTCTGATTCAGTTTCTTCGCTTATTTCCTGTTCCTGTGGTTGATCGGTTTCCGATTCCTCATTTTGTGGTTCAGGAGAATTTTGTTGTTTTTCTTCTGTAGGAGCTTCTTGTTGCCCTATTACTTCTTCTTCTTTTGGATTTAATGGGTTTAATAATCCATTAATTGCTTTTTGTGCTTTTTGCACATCAGTTTCAGATCCTTGTAAAGGATTGCCTTGATTATCTGACATTGTGTTTCCTTGTAAGTTAAGCTCCTCTTATGAGGTTGGCTTATCCTAACCTTTGTGATTAGAATTTTTTATTCTTGATACTTTTTCTATAATCTTCTAACTGCTTGGCAGCTAGTTTTCCTGTATCAATCATTTCTAATAAATTTTGTTCTACTTTGTTGACTACATTGTAGGCTAACCAAAGTTTTTCTCTGGCATCTGTTTCAATTGCACCAGTATTAAATAAACTTTCTGAATATAATTTTCTTAATTTATCAAAACTATCTTTTAATAAAGGATTTTCAAAAAGCTGTTTAGCCTTGTTCGCTTGGGTCAATTCCTGGTTGAGCTTGTCCTGTTCGCTGTTGTCCATCTAAATTACTCACTTGTTGATCTAGTCTGTCTGATGATTGTTGTGCAGCAAGGAAAGTTTTATTTCTATTAGTTGTAACTATTTTTTCTATATCAGCATCTGCTTTTATTTTAGCTGCATCAAGTTGTGTATTATACTTTAGCTCCATTTCCTTAATTTTAGTTTCAAAACCTAAAATAGCTTCTGCTGTTTCAGCTTTTAATTTTCTAGCTTCTAATTCTAGCTCTGCAACTTTACGTTTTTCTTCAGATGCTATTCTAGTGAACTCAATTTTTTCAATTGGAGTTGGTTCAGGTGGAGGACTAGGTTGTACTAACTCTCTACCTTGATCTGGATTAACAAAATAATTTTCAACATTTTTAAGTCCAGCTTCTTCAATAATTTTTGCTAGTGAATTGTAAATATTTTTTAAAGTAACCATTGGATATTCTTTGTTACCTTGTAATTGGAAAGCCTGTAATTGTTTTTGTAAAATATTATTCAACATTATTATTTGTTGATCTTTAGAACCAGCACCTAAGCCAACAGTAATTGATATGTTGTATCTGTTTTTCCATTCGGTAGGACTGACTGGTACAAATTGATTATTTAATTCTACAATTCTTTCTTTGTTTTGATATTTAACTGTAAGCTCAAATATTCTTCTAAATAAATCTTTAATACCAGTTTCTGCAAACACTCTAGCAATAAGCTCCATTCTCATTTGAGATTGGCTCATTAAAGTATTCACACCAGTTGCAGTTTTATTTAAACTGTCAGCTTCTAACCCTTGTGAATATCTTGTAACACCAGTTCTAGTTTCTCTAACAGTATCTAAGTATTCTAATAATGGAAATGCTTGTTGTGAAATTGTTTGGTTTTGCATTGGCAGCATTACCTGACTTGGTGGTTGTTTAGTTCTAACCACACCACCTGGTCTTGAAGTAAGTAGATCATCTAAGTTGACCATACCATCCATAATAGCTACTCTGTTATTATTAGTTAAATACATATTATCTAATAACTGACGCATAACAGTTGATTTAACTAACTGCACATCCTCTACTAATTCTGAAACTGATCTACCATAAAATCTATGTGGCATTGGAATTGGGGTCAGAGAGCAAAAAGGAATAAAATCACAAGGCATATTCTCTAAAATTGTATAACCACCACTTCCAGCAACAGTAACTTTTCTAAGCTCTGCAATACCATCACCATCCATATCTACTTTGACATAACATTCGTAAATTTCTATGTCTTGGGTACTTTCATCTGGTGCATCATTAAATGGACTTTCATCAACATCTGCATATCTAGTCAGTCTTTCATCATTTAACAAAACAGTATTTGATGTAGGTAAATCTTCAACAACATCTTTGTCAAAACCCATTTCAATAAGTTCTGATCTAGTTTTTAAAACTTTGTGTGCAACAAAATTAGCATCTTCAATAGACTTTGCCGATCTTTGAATTAAAAATTCTTCAGGTGGTATATTTTCTATTTTAACTTTGCCAGAACTTGATGTTCTTTTAATAACACAATTATATAATTTAGGAGTTGGTATTTCCTCCATTACTTGACCTTGTGCTTCGGCTAATGCTTTTATTTGTTCTAGTTGTTCTTTTGCTTTTTCATCAACAAAACTTTCTTCTTCAACAACTTCTACATCATCATTATCAACTAATATTTGATATTCTTGTTCGTTTAAATTTTCGTAAGTTTCTTGCTCAACCTTTTCGCTTTCATCCCAATAAACTTTTACAATTCCATTCTTTTCAATTAACGCATCTTTAAACCAGGTATATAAAATACTAAAACCATCATTATCTTTGTTAAAAATATAATTTATATAATTAGTTGCTTGTTCAGCAAGAGCTACATCTTCGGCTTTTACTGGCTCACACTTTACAGTTTGATCTGATGAAGTAAAAATTTTAAGTAGGTTTGGCAAGATGGTTTCAACAGTATCTGCAACATCAGTTGACACTACTTGTGATCTACCATCAATCTCAGTACCTAATGGTTCTCCCATGTAGTATTCTAAAGATTTTTTTCTTGATGAGGATAGGTTGCCACCCATATAACCTAAAGCATTATTTATCTCTTGATTTATAATTCCTCTTAATTCTGATTCTGTAACTTTATCTGCCATATTAAACTATATAATTTGTTTCAACTGGTATTTCTTCATCCCAATCACTAACTTCCACACCCTCACCTACTATGCCAGTTCTAAAAGCATCAGCACAATGAGAAGCATAGTTGTGCATTGGTTTATTTCTAAAACATTGGTTCTTATCATCCCACCTTTTT